AGTACAAACGCTTACAAGCAGAGGTGAAGAATTATAGTAATCAGATTACTAATAATAATAAGAAACTGCGTGAACTTCGCTCTGCAATGGATGTCAATGCTATGACGATGTCACAGCTCAAGAAACATGCCAAGGAACTTCAGACAGCACTGAATAATACTTCAAAGGCAGCGAATCCTAAAGAGTATGAGCACTTAGCGTCACAGCTTCGTAGCGTAAATGGACGTATGTCTGAATTGCGTCGTGATGCTTCTGGACTGACAGATTCTATGGGGAAACAGTCGTCTGGAATCATGGGTAAATTTGAAGGAATGTTCTCCTCTATCTCTGGTGGATGGACGAAACTCGTTGGTGTGGCTACCGCTGCTGTTGCTTCTATCTCTGCCGTGATAGAAGGAGCAAAGTGGTGGTATAAGTACAATGTAGAGATTGAAGAGGCGCAGCGTCTGACACGTGAGTTCTTTAACATACAAGGTGACGAACTCGTCCACACACAGAGTCAGATATCAGCACTCGCTTCACAGCTGGGAAAAGACTACAAGGAAGTTCTCGGCACTGTTGAGACATTGACGAATCAGTACGGAATATCAACTGTCGAAGCTATTAATGCAATTAAGGATGGCATTCAGACTGGTGCAGATCTTAATGGAACATTCCTCAGTCAGATTCAACAGTTCGGACCAGCCTTCAGCGATGCTGGGGCTTCGGTGAATGACCTTGTTGCCAGTATCACACAGACACGCTCAGGTATATTTAATGAGGCAGGTATGGGGTTGATACAGACCGCAACAAACCGTATTCGTACTATGTCTTCAGCTACACAGAGCGCACTTAATTCTATCGGTATCTCAAGTAAGCAACTCGAAGCTGACCTTATATCAGGAAAGACCAGCATCTTAGAGGCTATTAAGATGATTTCAGGTAAGATTAAGGAGCTGCCTGAAAACTCTATGCAGGTGGGTCAAGTCATGAAGGCGGTCTTTGGTAAGACAGCGAGCAACGAGGGTATGAAACTCGTGAAGACCTTAGCAGATATGTCTACTAATATGGAGGAGCTGAAGGGCGTAACAGGCGAATACGGAGAACTCCAGCGTGAAGAGGTCGACGCACAAGCAGAACTTAACGAGAAGATGTCTAAGTTCTTCGGTCTTGGCGAACATGGCTTTGATGAGCTTACAATGAAAGCTAAGATATTCGGAGTTAAAGCCTTGTCTAAGATTATCGATTACACGGTTAAAATCATTAACTACTTCATTGATTTATATAATGAATCTAAGGTGTTTCGTGCAGGCATTGAACACATTAAAAACAACTTCAAGAGTACATGGGAGGTCTTCAAGTTTGGAGTTTATCTTGTTATTGACGGATTCAAAGGCATGGGGCGAATGGCAAAAGCCTGGGCTAAAATCATTGAAGGTGCGTTCTCTTTCGACGTCGATAAAATTACAACAGGTATCAAGGGACTTTGGGATGCCTACAAAGACACGTGGGTCGAAATTGGTAATGATGCAAAGAAGATGGCTGCGAATGTTCGTGACAATTTCATTGAAGCGATAAAAAACACAGGTAGCAATAAGAAGGTAGCTCATCTTTCTGTCGATGTAACACCCGAGGTGAAAAATCATGCTGCAAACAAAAGTGGTTCTGGCGGAGGCGGAAAGAGTACCATTGAAAATGGAATCAAAGACTCTAAAAAGAAAACTAAAACAAAAAAAGATAAAACCAAGAAGGGTCCAGACCCTGATGAAGTAGCAGCTAAACTTTTTTCTCATGATCGTGCTCAAGACCTCGATGTTGAAAAGCGAAGTTACGATAAGAGTTTGAATGCCTTGAAAGAAGCTCTTGCGAAAAAGACTCTTACACAAGAGCAGTACAGCGCATACGTGGCTGCTCTTAATATTCAGCATCAGAACAAGCTTCTCGATATTGAGAAGGCTTACTTGCAACGCTCTGAAAACTTAGTGTTTAATGATGCTGCGAAAAAGAAGACCTTACAGGAAGGTCAAGCTAAGGCTGTCGCTGACCAGCAGCAGGCAGCAAACACCGCTTATATCGAAGCTGAAAAAGAATATTACGAATCGCTTGAGAAGATACAGCAGTCCGCACCAGATAAGCCGCAGACACTTCAGGATGAATGTGATGCAAAGCTGCTCCTCTTGGATGGATATTACCAAGCTTCATTGCAGCGAGCAAAGGATAATGGCGAGCGTGAGAAAGAAGTCTCAGAGGCTTACGAAGCTGCTAAGGCTGCTATCATTGTGGATTATGCGAAGAAAGCAGAAGAGCAAAAAGCCCAAGCACGACAGGAGTATGGGCTTGACACATTCGAAGACCAGTATGCCGCACGTCGCAAGAAGATAGAGAATGACACCCTGCTCAATGAGCAAGATCGTCAGCAGGCTCTTACTAATCTTGACCAGCAGGCAGAAGAACACCGCCTTCAGATACGTCAGCAGTATGGTCTTGCCTCACAGCAGGAACTCTATAATGCTGAACTGGAACAGTTGAAAATGCACCTTCAGAACAAAGAGATATCTGAAGAAGAGTATGAAGAGGCTGTTAAGAGAATGAAAATCGCCAAGATGAAGGAGGCGTTCGATTACTACTCAAACCTCTCCAGCGGTGCTGTTCAAGCACTACAGCAAGCAGAGGAAGCGAATGTTGATGCGAAGTATGATGCGGAGATTGAAGCTGCAAAGAACGCTGGTAAAGACACTACGGAGCTTGAGAAGAAGAAGGCTAATGAGAAGCTGAAGATACAGAAGAAATATGCGGATGTTAACTTCGCTATTCAAGCAGCGCAGATTATCGCATCAACTGCTTCTGCAATTGCTAAGACATTCTCTGAATTGGGCTTCCCTGCTGGTATTCCTGCTGCTGCCTTGATGGGTATCACGGGTGCAGCACAGCTTGCAGCTGCTCTTGCAGAGCGCAATAAGGTGAAGCGAATGACGCTAAGCGGAGCAGGTGGTTCTGCCTCTGCTTCAGGTGCACGTGTCGCAACAGGTCTTGAGTCTGGTGGTAGTATTGATGTCGAACGTAAGCAGGATGGAAAGATGTTCCGTGCTGACTACGACCCAGATAGGCGTGGATTTATCGACAAACCAACCGTTCTCGTCGGAGAAGGTGGGTATGGTCACAGCAAGGAATGGGTGGCTTCGAATGCTGCTGTTGAGAATCCTACCGTTGCACCATTCATTGACATCATTGACCGTGCACAGCGTGCAGGAACCATTCGCACACTCGACATGAATAAGTTTCTTGTTCAGCAGGCACAAGGTCGTGCCTCTGGTGGGTACGTTACGCCAACAGTTAATGACGTGCGTGGTGTAGCGAAAGACTCCTACAAGGATACGCTCATCGAGCGATTAACTGATGTTCTTGACCGATTGTCTGTTGACGGCATCCCTGCATCAGTTTCTCTTAATGAGATAGAACAGAAGCAGCAGCTACAAGACAAGGCACGAAGATTCGGAAGTAAATAGACTTAACACCTTACATAGTAATGAAGATAACTAACATAGAGAAGGGCGAAGACTACAACCTCAAGCCCGACACACAGATACAAGTTGAACGAACCAATCCATTCTTCAATGATTACGGAGAACAGACGACACCGCTCGAACTGCCTTCGTCAGAACGTAATCGCAGGATACTCGGTTTCCCTGACTCGTTCGGTAGACGAGTGAAGATGACCGCTACAGATGTCGCGATACAAGATGGTGAGTACTTCGCTCAATGTAGGCAGGTGGTGCTGTCTGCTCAATACAAGGGTGGAATATCAACCTCCTTCTACATTAACGATGGCTCCTTTTATTCAAGGATTCAGAAGGTAAAGCTGAAGGATATTTTCAAAGGCGAATTCATACCAGGAGTGAACACTGTAGAAGAAGGGATTAATTTTTGTCGTAATCTTCGCAATAACTCTAATGAGCATTACGGTATCTTTCCAGTGCTTTTCACAGATGATTCTGGACAAAAGGAAGGTCTTAATTATAAGGTGTTAAATGGGTTTGGTAAGGAAAAGGTGTTGAGATACGACAAAATCTACGACTTCCTTCCAGAGGTACCTTCAGTTAAATCGTTTCACCCCGATATGAGCGGTGAGGGCTGTGACTTCTATAATGCAGTACAGCGCACAGAGTATGTTAATGACGTACCTATCACGCTCGCACCAGGCTATTATATGTCGCCATTCATTCGTGCTAACTATCTTCTGAAGCGTGTTTTCGCTTACTTTGGGTATGATCTGCAAGAGAACTTCTTTACTCGCACAGAACCATTCAATAAGATGGTAGTCGTAAACAACGTTATGGACGTCTTAGTGAATGGAAAGATAAAGGTCGCTGACCTTGTACCTGATATTACTTGTGCAGATTTTATCTCTGTCTTTCGTAAGAAGTTCTGCTGTGAGTTCACCTCTGATGAAGGTAAGCGCATTGCAGATATCATCTTCTTGCGTGATGCGCTGAATGAAACTCCGAATACCGACCTTACCCATTGCGTAACCCAAGAACCTACACTCTCTTATAAGTCAGAGAACGACTATAAGCGTGTAACACTCTCAGCGGAGGAGAAGGTTGATTCTGAAATCTCAGACTCCTACGACGATATAGATAGCTTAGTAAAGGCGAACCCGAACGCTTACTTCGACCCTATCGATGGGGCTATTTATAAGACAGGATGGTCTGGTGACTTCCAAGTGACGGTGAAGATAGGCGAAGCCTCACAAGACTACAACACGGGAGAAACTCTTGAAGCAAAAGAGATAAAGGTTCCTGAACTTATACCAGAGTTACGAATGCTTAGTTATAAGGCAACTATCAAGGAGGAAGACTTTACCTATGATATGGGTAAATTCCTCTACGTAGGTTCATACATGTCGCTCAATTCGAAGATGGTTGTTGCGACAGAACCAAAGGAGAACACTTCGGAATCTGCCAACAAACAAAAGACGATACTCGCCTTTAGTTATCTTTCAGACGGTCGTCCAGCAGGAACTATCTCTGCTTACGATGTGAATGCGCCTTCACATCCTCGCATCTTCGATTACGCTTTGCATTACAATGGTCCACAAGGCATCTTTGAAAAATTCTACCGTGAATACGACCTGCTACTGCGCAATTCACTTCACGATATGAAGGTGAAACTGCTACTCTCTCAGTCGCAGAAGCAGAACCTATCCTCTTATGCTAAGGTCGTTATTCGTGGTGTGCCGTTCTTTTTCAACAAACTCAAGTTCACACTTGGCGGAAAGAATGAGCCTGTAGAGTCAGAGCTGTACACGGTATCGCTTATGCAGCCTACCATTACTGCTCCTACTATCAATGAACAACTCAAGGCTATGGATGTGAAGTATAAGTGGGTTGGAAAAGAGAAACGAACATCTGTAAGCTGGGAAGAATACAAAGCAGCTGATCGAGAACGAAACAAGACCTTCGTAACGGTCTACCCTCCTCTACCTTCAGCTGAGTTTGTTGGTGTGCAATATGGTAAGCAGCGTTCATATACTGAGCGAATAACTCGAAAAGGTGGCTGGTTCCGACACGGAGAATATGAATACACTCGGACGGAGGTTTGGTTGGAGTGCGTACCTATTTAATTGGGTCTTAAACCTGTCCTTTATCATCTCCAATATATATGGTAATTTTGTGTTAAACAATTCGCACATGGATATTATTCTTAAACCTGATTCGCTCAGCCTGACGGGCTCGATGAATCACTTTATTATATCAAGCACGCAAGAGGTTACATTCTTTCTGAAGTATGCAGACTCGAATGAAATCATTGTGCAGCACACTTATACACCTAACAAGGCTAAGCGCATAGAGATAGACTTGGAGAACATCATAACTCCGCTGCTGTCATTTCAACTCCAGGAGTCGACTACAATTTATCGTCAACCGAATATTGCTCGTGAGTTCCTTGTTAATCTCATCGAAGATAAGACAGCTGCACAAGAGTCTTGGCAATTCACCGTACTCCGTGCTGGTATCGACAACTTCGCTGACACCGCTTCAAGTTGGTTAAAACGTAACTTCTTGACTTGGCAACCTACTGTGAAGCCTGTAACGTATTACACGCCAGAGTTTCTTAGTTACTATGCTGTCGAGGATTGCGTTGCGAAGTGTCGTGCTTACGTAGAAGAGAACGGTAGCTATGTTCAGACAGACATCGAGCTCGGCAACCTCTCTCACGGTAAGGTGTGGACGATGCCTATGCAATATGGGATCATCGCTGGCAAACTCGGTAAGATGCCAAGCTACTATGACGTATGGGTAGAAAATGCTGCTGGTACTCGTCTCACCTACATTCAGCGATACTATGCTTCAGATATCCGTAGCGAGGAAGAACAATGGGTACTCTTTGAAAACTCACTCGGTGGTATCGACACCTTCCGTGCCTATGGTGATGCGGAGAACACTGCGAAACACACGCACAATGTAGCTGAGATTGAGAACGACTCAGAAGAGTATCGTGTTGACACGGTTAGAGAATACAAGAAGAACACTGGCTTCCTCTCTAAGGAGGAACGCAAATGGTTGCTTGACTTCTTCCCTTCCTTGGGAAAGTTCCTCTACACAGGCAACTATGTACGTCGCATTGTAGTAACTGAGAGCGACGTCAGTTGGCAGACGAAAGACCTCCCTTCATCTTATACATTTACCTATAAGTACGCAGATGCACGTCCTTACCTGAATATTACCAGGTCAGAGGACGCTGCACCTGCAATGTTGGATATCAAGATACCAGATGTAGGGTCTT